ATTTATTGATAGGGCAGTGGAATACAGGAAAGCGCGCTTTAACTGCAAGCACACAAATACATTTAGTACAGATCCCAATAGGGGATTTATACTGACAGTCATTACATATTCTAATCCTATTTTGATATAATGTCAAGTCGGGGACGTCCCCATCCTCTACTATTAACCTGCCCAAATTCCGTTATTGAATACTTCTAATTTATTGTTGGCAGTATTGAATCTGATCTGCCCATCTACATATCCTCTGTTGGGTGCTTTATTAATTGCTGCATCAGCAAACTGCTGAGGTGTACCATGAGGTAATGGTAACGCACTCTGTGATCCTGTAACTCTTAACTCTGCTCCACCTTTAAATGCAAAGTCACTATCTTCATCCAGTGTGACTCTAAAATTAGGTGTCAATCCTTGTAAGTTCTGTACTCGTACTTTCATCGTACACTCCAACTAGCACCTGACTCCACTGTGACAGTGAAACCACTATTAATTGTGATAGGACCTGCACTCATTCCGTTGGTGAACTTAGGATCACCACCGTTAGCAGTTGGTCCAACTGTAAGATTCTCTGCGATTACATTATTGTTCGTTCTAATAATACTATCAGTTCCTAAACTTGGTCCACCACCTGCAACAGGAGTCCAACCTGCACTACCTGTACCATCATCTGCTTTGTAGATCTCTGCAGAGTCAAGGTCAGTATTGAATCTCAGTGTACCAACTGAAACACCAGTAGGTCTTTGTGCCTGAGTACCTGCAGGGATTCTTAAAACTGAGTTAGTGTTTAAGAAACTTAAAGTTGTAATAATTGCTTGGGTACTAGTGGCAATCTGATTACCACTAACTCTTGAAATTGCCATGGGATTAGATAGGTAGTTCTAAGATGTGAACAGTGTCTGATGCAAGTGGAGCATCACCAGAGGAGAATACAACGTTAGCACCGTTAGCATCAACTGTATAGTTAGTTCCTGCGATCTGTGCTACACCATTAAGGAACACTAAAAGTGAATCATCAGAGTGTTTGATACCACCACTATATGTAGTGACAGCAAACGTTAGAGTTGTACCGTCTCCTGTATATGTTTTAGTGATATACTTATCAGCACCAACACCACCTCTACCAGTAACAACGAGGTCACCATCAACTTTAGCATTGCCTAGAATCCCAACTCGGAATCCAGATACCGCAGCAGTACCAATACCAATATGTTGAGTGTTATTAAAAGTATCAATATTGATCTCACCAGTATCTGTGAGACCAAACTCTTTCCACACTCCACCGTAATAAATCCAACCAAGAGATTTCCCAGGTGTCCAGTTAATATTATAAACAAGGTCACCGTCAGCAGGTGTATCGTAGTTGGTGATATTAGAGAAGTCGGGTTGACCATTTGCTAATGAAGGTGCTAGTAAGGTTTGCTTAATAACAGTACCATCTTGGTTGTAGTAAGAAATCTTTCTTGCTTGGATGTTATTCGTAAAGGTTGATAGACCTTGGAATGTAACAGGACCTGCGAAGATAGATTCTAACTGGTTAGATGCACCACCAAGTACAGTGAGTTTGTCGGTAAGAACCAACTCAGAGAATGTCTGAATCGTAGTGTTCTCTTCACCAACAACGTTCAACTGAGCGATGTCTTCGTTTGTGATCTGACCTGTAACAGGGTTGATAACTTGGTTACCAATAAACAGGTCACCGTTAGAGTTAAGTCCAGAGTAGAATGAAACTCCTCCTTCCTCTTTGATTGACTGAGAGAACCTAATCTGTTCTTGAGTTAGAGTCTCTACCTGTGTTTGCGGGAACGCTGTACTATAGTTTCCAGGTCCGAAACCAAGGTATTCAAATGTGTGATTACCTGATCTGAGGATTGAGTGACGTCTGAACTCGACGTTGATCGGAGCAACAGTTCCATCGTTGTTCTCTCTGATTTTGATCTTTCTGGTCTCCTCATCGCCAGCTCGTGCAGTAAGTTGCACATTAGAGAGTTTCTCGTTGTTAGAGTCATAGTTAGGTGTAGTACCAGGTTGAGTCCAACCTGTATCAGTTAAGAGGAACTGAATGCCTTCTTTCGTGATAGATCTCTTGGGATCCTTTGCAGGAGTTGGGTTTGCACCATCAGTAGCATTAACGAGACCGATAGTAACGTTATCAGCAACTGAGACTGCAGCAAGAGGATCAGCAACAGGGTTGTCTCTGTCAAACGTAGGATATACTTCGTTGACGTTTTGTGAGAACTTCCTGTCGTTAAAGTTTGCTGTAGTAGGTGAAATAGATCCGCAAAGTAATGTCAGATAATAGATACCATCATTCACACCTCTTTCAAATGCTTGAACAACTTCGATATCATAGATGTAGAAACACTTCTGTAAGTTGAAGGTCGTAGTGTCACTATTCAGAGGTTGTAATACGAAACCAGAGATAGGATCTCTAGGTAGAGGGTTAGACTTATCCTTATCAATGACATATCTTACACGATAAGTTCTATCCTGCAAGTCACGAGGGTCAGGGATTCTCTTAAGGAAAGTACTTGGAGTAAAGTTTACGTTATTATATTGCGTATTTGTAGATAAAGTTTGATAGATTTCGGAGTTTGCCGATACATTTAGATACCAACCACCAACTGAACCTGCTACACCATTGATAGTATAAGTTGCACTATCATATTGGATCGGGGATCCTGCTACACCTGCTGCCAGACCAGATACACTAGGTCCGTAAGGTGAAATGCTTGCTGATTGAACAGTTGCAACAGTTGCACCGTTTGCAACTAGGAGACAGTTGATCTTGTCTGCGATAGCAGTATTACCTGTGCCATCTTGACGTGCACCAACGGTGAAACCCTGCACTCTAGTTGTAGGAGGTGACGCTTCAGTCGTATATCCATACAGATATAGTCTAGTTCCTGGGGTTCCACCTTGACCCGCAAGCGATGCATTAACGACCTTAGTCCTTTGAATATCGATGTTAACCCAGTTAACAGAAGTTTCCTCGCCAAAGATTATATTACCTGCTGAGATGTTTCCAGTAAGAGTGCTGCTGAGTGTGATAGCACCAGTGTTAGTATTGACAGTTCCAACAGTTGTACCTGCAGGAATGTTAGTTCCTGTTACAACCATACCTTGAATGATACCTAGAGCATCACCAACTTTTGCAGATGCCAACGTAATAGTATTAGTACCGTTAGAACCAGATGCAATCGTAGAGATAACATTCAATGCTTTAGGTGGAATGACGTGAGTCAATGCACCTGCTTTGTCCTTCGAGAATGCTTTTGCTTTGAATCCTGCTGATCTAAGAGCAGTGTTACCAAAGTTAGAGTTAGAGTTGGTGATTGACATGTCACCACCGCTTAGTGCAGTGAAGTGTCCTTGATATCCCACAGCGAACACCGACACCGCTTGGATGAAGGAATCGTTACTACACTTAATGTGTTCGTGACCCCATCCTTTTCTATACTCAGCGAAACCATCTAAGTGTGCACCGTCTCCTGCAGTTGCAACATCATAGTTTCCAGTTGATTGATTATACCTAACAAACGCTCTATCATCTTTTTGGAGTGACAGTCCAGTGAACTGTGCCACAACCATTGATTTGAAACCAGTTGCTTTTGAACCGTTGGCGTGCATACCATTCATACCCCACACACTTCTAAGTGACAGGTTGAATGCGTAAGGTGATGCAGAGTCAACAGTATCAATCTCAGTTTTTACTGTGATGTTTGATCCGACTGCGTTTCCTGTTGGTTCTCCTTGCATTTGGTAAGTAAAGACGTTACCGCTTGCGGATGTGACCGTGAAACTTCCGTTATAAAGTCCTGCATCAACTTCGGATTGCGGTCCAGTTGATCCAGTAACACCACTAACGTTGATGTTAACACCAACGGAAAATCCGTGATCCCTGGGATTATCAAACTCGTCAACAGTGACAGCCGTTGCTGTCTGTCCATTTCTTGTGATCTGTAAGACTCTGTATTCATCGGAGATAGGTCCAACGATTCTATTTTCTTCGACCCTTGGTTGAATCTGGTCAGCAGCAGGATCGCCAGAGGTATCGGGAATCGTTGCGAATGCTTTCGATACCTTCTGATAATAAATCTCTAGGTCAGTTCTTTCAAGGATGTTAGGAACAGCAGAGTAATCTGTGTTTGGAACTGTACCATCAGTAATAAGTTTGGAGAGAGGGTTGAGACCGTCAGCAAACTCAAAACAAGTTAATCTATGGTGTGAGAACTTAGGTGCAAGTGTCTCTACGCTATCAGGTTTGAAGTATACACCTTCTTCAGCACCGTCGAAGAAAGAGAATTGCCAGAAATAAGTACCACCAGTAACTTTGAAGATTGCTGTCCTTGGAGGAACTTGATCTTCTGTGTTAATGCCTTTTGCAGCATAAGTTGTAGGGTATGGAACATATTTTGGAATGATCTTTGTACGACGGAGGTCAGTACCAACGAGGGAACAACCTCTAGGTACGATGATACCACCTTCAACAGAGTTATACTTGTATAACACGTTGTTAGGTGAGGTTAAATCAAGGTTTGAGTTAGCATCAATCGGTGCTACGTTTGTGTATAGCACATCCCCTGGTCTATTGTCTACAATATATTCAGCAGGATAGAGCATGATACTGAAAGCATCAAACTCGTCATTACTTAAACCAACTCTATATGAAAATCTTGCTACTTCTAGGAATGCTCTTTGAATCGATTTAAACGGACGCAAAGCAGAGTTACCTCTGTTATCGATAGCATCTGATGCGTCGAAATCGTCAGGGTTGACATATATGATACGTCCAGTTCTGGACGTAATAATATTCTTTAGTCTAGTTAGAGACATTTCCTATTACTGCTTTTGATTATTTATTGGGGTTTAACTTCCACCGCCAGAACCAGAAGTTCCAGTAGTTTGAGCATAAGCACGAGTTGTGAATCCAGTAGAACTGTCTTCAAAACCGACTAGAGTGAATGAACAATCTGCGTCATTGTTCTCAACGACCAGTCTTTGCCCTGGTCCAATAACAAGAGATTTGATCTCTTCTGTAGTGTTCGCAGTGATAGCATTGTCCTTACGGATATAATGCTTAGTCTCTACTGTTGCACCCGAAGAAGTAACAGAAGAAACTGTTACAGTAGAACGAGCACCAGTTGATAACTTGGGATTATCTAAGAAAGTATCCGAACCTGCAATGTTTGCAGAACCCTCTCCAAGAACAACATACAGAGCAGTGCCTGTATAGTCACGAACATAACCGTAAGGACCTGCAGTCTGACTAGTAACAGTATAAGTTACACCGTTATATGTAAAGGTATCTGAGTTGTCTACCCATGTTCCAGAAACATTGTAAACGTAAACAGAGTCATAAGAATATGAACTTGATGTATTGATAATTCTGTCTGATCCCCCATAGTTTGAGTTAGCAGCAGTTCCAGTTGTTCCTTCATAAAAGTACAGAGATGCGGGTAGACTAGTGTTTGCAGTGAGATCATACTGAACGTATGCACCACTAGAACCTGCAGTTCCGTTAGTAGTCTTACCAGTAGTATATTCAGTACCATCATCAGTGTTACCTGCAGTCCCGTCAGGACCCCACTCACCATTCACAACTTCAGAGAGTTTGAATACCAAACCACTCATACTTGAGTCGGATACATCAAAACGATAGGTTCTATCTCCTAAAACACTTAATGAAGTTCCAAGATACAAATCTTCAGTTCCACCAGAGGTGGTAAAAGTGAACTCGTTTGCAGCAGTACCAACACCACCAGATGAGATAGTACCAGTTGCACCACCAGATGCAGTGATAGAATCACCATCAGTAAACTCAGTTCCAGAACCGTTCAAGGTAGAGGGACCGATATAAAGAGTTGAACCACCAGAACCAGATGCTACAGCAAAAATGGTTGCAACAGATGTGTTACCACCTGATCCTTTTGAAATAGTATTACCAACTGCGAAAGTACCAGTTACAGATTCAACTGCAACCGATCTAATTGCTTTGCTTTTCACTGCAATCGAAGTGAAAGGAGGAATATAAAATGATTCAAACACTGCTGACTTTTCTCCATCAGCAGATGTTAATGCTTGATTAACGTTAAGACCTTGATCAGCACCAACTGCCGTACCTAAGTTAAACCTATAACCAGTGAACACGTCACCAGTGTGTAATTTGTAAGTTGAAGCATCCAGAACTACATGTTGATCGTAGTCTTTTACAGCAACATCATAAGTGGTGTTTGATCCACCTTGTGCAGTCACAGACAAAACCGTACTTGCAGACGCATCGATAGGTGCTTTGTAGAGCACCGTATTGGTAGTCGCACCTGGTTTTGCTGAGGCAAGTAATCCTTGTTTAGACATTGTTTATTAGAATCCAGAGTAAAAGAATTGTTGTTGTCTTGTTAACCCAGTGAGGTTGTTTGCTCCGATACCTGCACCGAATGTAACGTCATCAACAGTAACGTTTTCAGTAGATAGGAGTGTGGCATCAGCGTCAGGGAACTTAATCACTCTCGGACCTGTAATACCTTCAGCAGACAATGTAATCTGTCCACTAACATTTCCAGTTGATTTAACTACTGGATTGTTCAAACTCTTGTTAAAGAGTTCTGCTGCAGACTTCTCAGTAATGAGCATGTTATATGTGTCTGCACCTCTATTTAGACTGTCCGTGTTTGGGAATCTAAAAACTTCGCTTGTTGATGTGTTTACGTTAGCAAGGTTAAACGAAACCTTCTTAGTTGTATCAGTATTGTCCGTAAAGATTGCGTTCTCATAACTCTTGTTAGAGAGTGTTTGAGTTGTAGTTGTACCAACAAACGTTAATGATAAATCAGGAACAGTAAGGATCCTGTTTGCAGTTAGAGCAGACGTATTAAAGATAGCATAGTTAGTTGCTGTCTCAGCGTTTGCTGCCAACTTCAGATCTACAATAGTTTTATTAAGTGTAGTCTGTTCTGATTTTGTATCAAGTAAAGTAGATGCAGTTGCAGTAGGTTCTGCAGTAGTTGTTACTGTACCTGCGTCAGGTAAGAAGTAAGAACGTCTTGCACCTGATGTAGTTGGCCAGTTGATTTGGAAGATTGCTTCCTCTGTACCATCTACAAGAACAAAGTTGTCTTCATCAATAAGAAGTGTTTTATTCGTCAGTGTTTGTTGAGTATCAGCACCAACAACAGTAGTTCCGTTACCAGAAGTAATAGCAGGGAGAGTGAAGATACGAGTGTTAGTACCAGTACCAACGTTACTAACTTCAAATCTTGCCTTTGGACCTTGAGCATCTTCTAAGATGAAGGTCTGGTCAGAGATAAGGAAGTTACCCGTAACTTTTACAGCACCCGTACCTTTCGGTGCGAGCACAATATCAGTATTGTTTGCGACATCATCAACTGCAGTAATATACAGAGATGTACTACTGTTTCCATTATCAATTCGAGTACAGTAAAATCCACCATCACCGAAGGCAATGCCGAGTTGATCGTATGCATTCTGATACAATCCACTGTCTCTATCTAAGTCAAAACATAATCCAGGGGATGCTTTAGTTCCCTGTGCCAGTCCCTTAAATAACTGATTTATCTTTGCTTTTCTGTTTGGAATCAAGGGATCCGACACCACCACAGGAAGAATCGCTTCTCCAGACAGGTTAGCGTCCGATATAGTCTCCAGTTGTGAAATCTTTCTGGTTCCCACGAATAATCACACTATTTGATACAGTTTTATTTATAAAGGTTATTAAAGGTCTGATTCTTTAACCTCTTCTTCAGTTCGATATGCCCACTCTTCCGTATGTCCGACAGACCACCACTTAGGTAGAGTTTCTACAGCATAGTTCTGTGTACATACCTTAAAGTCAGGTCGTTTGAGGTTATCATTATCAACCAAACTATTATCAAAGAACTGACATCTATTGTTAGGTTGTGCAGCAAACTGTCCGTTGTCTAGTGCAATGACATTGAATGTCTTATGCTCTGGATCATGCTCCGAGAAGTTTGTATCTAATACAGAGAAGTCAGGATGTGCAGTATCAATCGTAAACTCATACTCACCTGGGTGCATTTTCTTGTCCTTACCATAGAAAGAACATCTACCTAGGATAGGTTTTTCTACCACAGTAATATTATAGTCAAAACAATCCCAGAGTTCTAATACATCAAGGGGTAACTGATCATCCCAGTCAATATCCTCTTTCCATACAAATGCACTGAGTGGCAACTTATCGAAGAGTGCACCATAATCAGTAAGCAATGTCTCAAAATATAATGCTTTTGCTTGAATAGAACGAACAGAGATCCAGATTCCTGGGGTAAGTTCTCCATGTCCCTTTTCAAGATCATAAAGATATTCTTTCTTCACCCAGACTTTTCTAGGTGGTAGAGGATGAACTAGGTATGCCATTAAGAATAATAAGATTCAACTACAACCCCCTCTTCAAATGTAACCATGCACCGAGGGGTTGGTGCGTAGTGAACTCCCCATTTTGCAGGATAGAGTTCTAACTGTTTAGATAGTAGATAAGGTGCTACCTTTCCATGATTGGTGCTTTTTGCAACTTTAATACAATCAGCATCTTCAAAGACATAGGTTCCAGAATAATCAATATTCCAGAGTTTACCTTTTGGGTCGATGTAATATTGACTCATGAATCCCTCAAGATCCTGAGTTCGTAACTCTCGATTCCAGAATCCTGGACCGAGGTCAAACTGTGAGTATATTATATCATAGATTCCCATAGGTGTCAGCATTTTGATTATTTAGTAGGAGTGGGGGGACTTGAACCCCCACGACTCAAGGTCAACAGATTTTAAGTCTGGTGCGTCTACCGATTCCGCCACACTCCCAGTTTTTTCTTCAATGCTTGCAACCTTTTCTTGGCAGCACGAAGTGCCTGAGGTTTAAGATGCCTCTTTTGCTCCTTCTTTGAATGGTGCTGCCAGTTTGGTAGTTTCATAAGTTTGTAACCAGTTCGTAGGTTCCCTCATAATCGACAAAAATTATTTTGTTAAAATCCCTGAGTTTTTGAAGAAGAAATGAACACTGTTCATCAGGGGTTTTACTTTTAGTGATAGTACGCAATTCCCTCATAAAAACTCTATCTCTCAATAAATGTTGACGTTTGAATCGAAGAACGTTTTTTCTGTGAACATAACTTTTCAGTATTTTATTGAAATTAGATTCCTGTTTAGTCATTTGATGTACCCATTTTCTTCTAACCATTGACGAGTCAAAGGAGTAGGTTCATAATCAGACCACATTGTACCACGAGCACAAGACTCAAGTGCTCTCTGAGTCATACCTCCAGTTTTTCCTGCCCAAGTTGCTTCTTTTTCCCAAGGAATAGCGTGAGGCATATCTTTGTATGCACTCTTTGCCATATCTTGCCAGATCTGAGGAACATCTTCCTCTGGTTTGATAATAGCAATCATGTTATTCTCGATAGTACCTGCCATACAATCTTGAGCAGCGTGCCATCCTTCATGACGCATTACACTCATCAGAACATGAGGACGACGCACAAATGTTCTGTTCAAAAAGAAGTTGTTACTCACAGTATGATAGACACCACGATGTCCAACTGGGAAATACTTTTCATCAGCAAGGTAAACTTCCACACCAATCTTCTTGAGAGCAATCATCATGTAATCAAACTCATCTTTCACCACATCCCAATGAGACATTGGAAATGCATTCTTAAGATCGAGAGATGAGTTAATCCTCTCAACATCATCAGTACATTCTTTAAGAAGCATACATCCCATGGAATGATTACTATAGTAGTCCTCATTTTTAATAGGATCTGCCATCACTGGTGCCATACCATGCGCCATTCCAAACATCAGTCCAGAAAGAATTACATTACGGAGTTTCATATGTAGGGTGGTGAAACATACAGTATTCGTTGAAGGTGATTTTCATCTCCTTATTGGTCAGTTTACAATGTTTTGCTGCTTTTGGCAAGTTCCATTTAGCATGAAATAACATTTCCATTGCATGTCTAGTCTCAGGTCTCATTTCTTATCAGCGATTCTTAGTTGATGATAAACAAGTACAAATGCGTCACATCGAGGGCAACTTAGATTGGTTTCAATCTCATATTCATAACCCTCTGGGGTATCATTATCTCCACCCCAAATAAGATTTGGAAATCCGCATGACCAACAGTTCATTTCTTAAACACTCCCAACTTTGCAAGAATGTATACTCCCAGAACTGTCCAGAATACGATTTCCAATCCTATGTTATTCACTCTGTGCCTCCATAAATGATTTTTTAAACTCTTCTACCTGATTTTGAATTTCTTCTGGAACAGGTGGAACTTCATTGACAGGAACTAGCATAGCAGACTTCCCGTCAGGACGGGTGACTTTCCAACACACATGTTGTTGATCACACAGATCCAAAATAAAGTCAAAATGATCCTCTGCTTGTCGCAGAGTAATTCCAATAGGTCCAATCATACTTCTGCAAAACAATAAGTGATCATGTCTGGGTCAAGTTCATCTTGAATAGCACTGACGACTTCAACGAAACCTTCAGCACCTTCTTTGTTCCACATCCAATCGACTACACGATCATGCCCCTCGTTGTCCAAGAGTTTTACAGATCGCTTAGAAAAGTCAATAAAGACGTGTTGTAGGTAGGTGTTGTTCATAAATCTCCTGTACCTATGTAGTATAGCAGACCACCCTGTGCCTGTCAAGGTCCCCAATAATCTTCTTCGGGGATACCCAAATACTTATACACTGCAACGTGTAGTTCCCAATAACGAAGATACCAATCGGGAATCAATCCATACATCGGAAGTTCATGATAATCATCCTCATTTTGAATGAGCATTTTAGTCAAGGTTTCTTTATCCATAAATTAATTCAAGAAGATAGTCTTAGCAGTCAGTTTCATGACTCCACCTGCTGTCAGTGACATGGCACCCTTAGTAGCAGTGACGCTTACAGCACCCTTCAGAGCAGTCATATTGATAACTCCTTTGACCACGTTCACATTGTGTGCACCCTCTAGAACTTGTTGATTATATCCTGTTAGACCACAAGTCATTGATACAGGACCAGTAGGATTCAACAATTTATTGTATGGGTAAGGAATAGTCTTGGATGGGTTTTGTGTAGTTGTAATATTACCATGGCAAAGAGTATAGATTCCTGGTGCAGCAACCATAGATGTTGCTTCTGTATTGATCATTTGATTCAAGACAGGAGTTAAGATATTGATAACACTATTACCTGTAGCAATAATCTCATTACCAGTCATCTTCTGAACTTTGTATGAGTTTTCAAAAGTAGATCCAGTAAACTTCATGTTTGGTGCACCGAATCCAAATTCTGCTGCCTGTAATTCCATCTTAGCACCTGCAGTTTTGATATCTACATCAGATGCAAATGTAATTTGGTGCTTCTGAATCTTCTCACTCTTCTTCTTACCGTTTCTATCTACTGTCTTAGGTGCACCTTCAGCAGCAAAGAAGAATCCACCACCAACTTCAATGTGGCAATCACCAGTAACTTTCAAACGATAGTCACCTTCAACGTTTACCACCTTATCACCATCAACAGTAGCACAGTCATCACCCATAACATCTACAGTGTGATTACCTGCGTATGCAGAGTGATCAGCAACTAAGTTACCTGTGTCATCTTTACTACCGCCCCTGTTTGCTTTTTTATATTCTTCTGTTTTTTTCGCCAGTTCTTCGTCAGAAATATCGGGATTTTGGGATTTTACTTGTTTTTTATAAGTCCACTCTGCAAAAGTATTGTTATTAATATTATAAGAAGAGTGAGTCGTTCCACTAGGTTCTTTGACAACGTGTGCCTGACGACCTGGGGTTCCTACATGATGATCATATCCACCATCAACAAATGTTTTTGCTACTTGTAAATATGGATCTGCTTTTGTGAAGATTTGATCTAAAACACCGTTTGCTGCTTCTGATCCTCCACCACTTGAGTTACAACTTCCTCTATTACTGCCTCGAATTTTGTTGATTGCTTCTAGTTCTTCATCACTACAGTTTGTAACACCGAATAGTGGGAAGTATCCATGATTATCTTTACCACCATCAGGTTTTCTATCACAACCACCACCAATAAACTTAACAAACAGAGCAAGTAAACCTGCAAGACCAGAAAGTCCATTTTGGAACATGTCAGATCCACCATCAAAGATGCCAGTTCCTTTTTCCCAACTGCTGATGATCTCATCAACACCTGCAACCGCACTAGTTGCTGATTTTACTGTGTTGATAACACTCTTAAGTTGATCAAGAACTTTCTGTACAGAGCAAACAATACTATCAATAGTATCTTGAACACCCTGTACTACCATTTGTGCTTTGCTGATAGCACCGCTAAGTAAACTTTCAATACCACTCTGAATAGCGGAAACAGGGTCTTGAATAAAGTTAGTGATTTCACTATCAAAAATACAGAGAGATGACAAAATCTGAGTCACTGCCTGTGTAATAACTTCCATTTGTGCAAACGGAACCCCTGGTGCTAATTTACTAAAATCCAGTGCACCACCAACTTTTTCAGCAAGTTGTGATGTTGCTTCTCTAATTGCAGAGACGATTTGAGAGAAGATAGCACCTAGGAAGTTTTGTAGTTTTGCTGTAAGTTTTTCAATAGTTACAACTTTACCAGATACAATGTCAATAAAGTTACCATCTTCTGTTGCAACAAGTGTACCTGCAGTATCTGCAACGTCTTCAATAAGATAGTTTAACTTAGATTCCACAGACTTCCATGGACCACCTACACCATTAGCAGTAGCGATTGGTTTACTAGGAGATCTTGGTTTTGCAGTGTTACCTGCACTTCCTGGGAGGTGTACACCTACATTATTAGGTGATCCTGGACCTGCAGGTTCTGGAGATACCTCACTTCCAGGGAGTTTGACAGCATTTGATCCAGAAGCATTTTCTTTATTATTAATATCAATACTATTAGGATCTGCAGTTCTTCTAAGTGCAGGATTCACCGTGCCTGGACTTCCATCCTCCATGTTTTCACCTGTAAGGGTGAAGTTATGTTTTTTACTCTTTCCTTTCTGAATGCGTAAAACACCGATAACAATCGGCATTTGAGCAGATTCTCCATCCATGAAGAATCCCATAACAATGGCACCAGGCTGCAGTTGTCCTGCACTTTCACCTTGTCCATCGTTACCTGCTTGACATGCGTGTTGTAATACTGTTGCCCATGGTAAGTTATCAGTAGGTAGGTCAGCAACTGTACCTCCTCTTACGTTAGTGTAATAACCAAGCACACGAACTTTACACCGACCAAGTTCCATCGGATCTTCGTTATCTTCAACTTCACCAACCCACCAGAAAAATCCGTCTTTACCGACAAAGTTTACCTGAGGTTCATTTAAAATACCTTCAACTGTTTGCATCTATCTGCAGATTTTTGATTATTTATGGAAAAACCCTAGAAGTCAAAATTTTGGCGGGATTTTTTTTGCCCCTTTTTTGAAACTAAAAGGCGTTTTTGGTTTTGACAAACTTATATGTTTCTTTGCTACCCCAGATCATACGTCCATCGACGTAACCTTGGTCACAACTATGTAGTTTGTCTCCGAAGAGTGACATCTTTGATTTGATCTCAACTCCGTTGACGACACAGTTGCCGACAACAGAACCGTGCCATGCGTTACCATCAAAGGTAAACATCATACCACACTCTTCAGATTTTGTCCAATCTAAATCGTAGTTTTCGATTAGTACTTGAGTATCAGATATATTAACTTTCTTATGAAATCTTTTTCGATACGGATTGGAGGGTCCGTCCGTTCTGTAGTAATTTTGAGACTGAAAACCCCCCTCTATCTCCTGCCAATGCATAAAAATGGATGCGTAGGCATGGGGTGACGCTTGTGCTTGCGCTATGTTATTCCAAAGTCCTAAAAGATACCTATCAATCGTCGTACATGCGACATTCTGGTTCACTTGGGTTTACCTCACAAAATAATTCTAAGAAGTTAGGATCATGGTGATCACCTGCTGCAATCTCTTCGCGGTGATTGTGAGCGTATACTTCTAACTCGTGCAACTCTTCGCTGTAATGTCTGCGTGCTGCAGGAGAAATCATTGGATTGTCTAGGATTTCTTTGTCCTTTTGGATGTGTTCTTCTAGTGTTTTCATTTTAGTACCGTATTGATACAGAACTATTTAGGGTATTACACCATCTTTCATCAGTAACATCTCTGACGAAAAGTTATCAGGAGTGCCTTTATGTGCGATTGTAACGATCATGTAACGACCGCTAAACCTTTTGTCCACTTTGATTTTGTCCTGAGATTTTTCGGTAGAAGGTAACGTGATGTGAATTCCGTAACCCCCATATAGATCTAGGTTTCCTGGGACGACTACTTGCAATCTAGTGTTTTTCATCGTTTCCATTCGCATCCATTGATATGCTTGCAACTCTACGAGTGCTTCATAGTTTTTCTGCGAATCTTTGACCAAACCAGGGATATAGTTATACCATTTCTTATCGAAAATTTGGTTTGGAAGTATAGTGTAACGTACTCTCTTAGGGTTGTCAACAAGGTTCATGAACTCGTCATCAAGTCGTGACATAGGGTTTACTGAGTTCTTACCACCCAAGTGTGACATGCTCTTCCATGCTTCAGAAACTTTATACTTGTACATGTCTGCTGATAGGTCTGAACTCTCTCCACCCCATCTAGATTGATTAACTGTGACAGGATCAAATCCAACACTATAACCTGACCAAGCACCATGTCTTAAACCCATCAAAAAGTTTCTTTCTTCTGGAAAGGATACACTATCAATTTTATACTGATCACCTGCACCACTATCAACTTTTTTAGCAGAGTAAACATACTTGTATAACCTTGCCTTACCAGTAGTAGGATTAGTTTTAGTTTCTTCATCTTGCTCATTAATATCTTCAATCATTCCATCGATAGATTTGAAATGATAACCCATCGCATTCTCAAAAAATGTAAACCCGTTCTGGAATCCACCACCCGTCTTTTTCTTTCGCACGGATCTCTGTGCAATCCAATAGATCGCATCCATTACTCTCCAGTTTGGTGCTACAAACTTATGTTTGTTTAGAGTTTCCTCTGCAAATACTTTCTTATCGCTTCCTAAGAACTTAGTATTCTTGACTACTTCTTTTACAATCTCAGATGATTCGAGTCCAGTCTTCTTAAAAACAACTTCCGAGTTACCAAACACATTTGTTACTTCATTCTTAACGAACTCATCGGAACATGCTTGAATCATAAAGACATCAGTTGTTTGACCAGTTCTTGATCTGTTACTGATATTATATCCTCTAAAATTATATTTTCTAGTGGCAACAGTTCCTCTGACCTCGAACTTAATCAGTTCCGATCCAGTAAAAATGTTAGAGATACCTGCAGAGTCTTCAAAGATAAACGTTGCTTCGATAGTTCCAGACTCAATACTTTCATAGATCTCCCAACCTCTCAGGAAACCTACTAAGTTTTTTCCTCCATCTTTTGCTTGGATTACCTCTCCATCTCTTTCAAGCACCAGAGATACACTGCAATCTCCTGCATTAGACCTAAGAATGCTCATCTAAGAATACCTCGCATAAAGTTATTGTTAGAGTTCAGTGCGTATGCTGTAGTTTTCAGAACACCATTGATGTTCACATTACCAATTCCAGGCAGACCACCACTGATTACAGGTTTATCTCCACCACCGCTATTGGATGCTTGAGCAACACCTTGCTGTGACTGCTGAATAGCAGCAGCACTCTGTTGGTTAGATTGTTGAACCTGTTGCGATGCTTGCATTAATGCATTCTCTACTCCTGTTTTGAAGTTTTCTCTTTCTTTATCTCTATCATCGGTTGCCTTTTGTAACTCTGCTACTCTTGTCTTTTCAGCAGAGAACTGACTGATAATACCATCTTGACCAGAGAAGGTTGTATCTGTATCTCTCTGCATATCACCCATCGATTGAATGGCAGCTTGAGGAGGTTTGTTCTGTCCAGGACTTGTTACAGCAGCACCACTGAAGGCAGTAGGATTAGTCATCTGTCCTCCACCTGTAGATCCTGCTTTGAACAGACTAGGATAGATGAGAGATGGATTTAGAGGTCCACCCTTACCGTTTTTGTATACCTCAAAGTGTAGGTGACTGTTGTCTCTATCATCGTAAAGTCTACCAATCTGATCACCTGCATTGACTTGCTGCCCAGGTTTGACGCTAGGTTCCATGTGCAAGTATCTTTGATCATGACCATCTTCACCTCTGATCATCATACCTGAGTAGTATGTTTGACCTGCTTTATATCTTTCCGCTAACACTGATCCTGCAATAGCAGCAACAACAGGAATCTTTGGATCTGATCCCCAAGGAGGTGCTTCAGTTAAGTCTACACCTGCATGACTTCTTCCTCCTCTTGGTGCGCCAAACACCTGTCTTGCTGTTGCTTGGAATCTACCTTTAGGAAGTGGGAATACTTTCTCTCCTAAACTACCAGATTCGGGACCTGCACTAGCATTCGCACCTTCTTTATTGTTTGCTTCTGATTCTAATTTTTTTGGAGGAGGATCTACGACACCTGGATTTTCTGCAGCAGAAGCAGGACCTCCCAAGAAAATGTTACTAAGCATGTTAGTAACACCAGAGAGTGCCCCTTGTAATTTGCCCATTACACCCATGGGACCCTTACGTTCACTTGATTCTCCTCTTTGCTGATCTTCTGATGCCTCTTGATTCTGAATGAATCTTAGGTAATGAGTTGGAATAGTATCTGGAGGAGGATCGGATTTTGTTTTCTGTTCTGGATAGTGATAGAAGTTTCCTCTTCTAGAGAACTTAATATCATCTGCACCCATGTATTTGTACATGGCAGTTCCCTTAAAGTCAGTTCTACCTTTAAGTTCTCTTAGTGCTTTAATGATTGCTTCTTGTCCACTTTGAGATGAGAGTCTGTCTTGTAAGCGTTCATCATATCTCATCATACCTTTATGGTATGCTTCAAACTGATTGGGAGCAGAGAGAACTGCCATGATACTACTAGGATACCTAGGATCTGCAACTCTATTCAAGATTGCTGCTGCAACACCAAACTCATCATCAGTGCCCCGTTGTGCTTCACCACTCACACCAAATGCAAGATTTCTGAACTGATCTTCAGTTAGATTCAACGATTCTTTTACTTCTCCACCCTCAGCAAAACCTTTTCTCTTTGCCTCTGCTTGTCTCATAGCAGTCAGACCAGGATTCTTACGGGTTGCAGGAGTATCATACGGGGTGACAAATGCTTGTCCACCTGCCTTCCGTGAGACATACTCTGTACCATGACCAATGAATGATATTGATTTGCCACCATTCAGTGATACAGGATATCCAGACTGAGGTCCAGAGATCCAACCACCTTTTGCCATTTGTGGCATCATTACCATAGGTGCCATTGTTATTGATGCACCTGTAACCATCCCACCTGCTGCCTTTCCAAATCTGTTTTTCTTTAAAGGATTCTTTGGTATCAAATTCCCTGCTCCTCTTTTCGTCGCGAACTTAATTAATGCTTTGATTGCTGCTGAAATACCCTTAACGACTTTGACTGGATTTAGTAACCATGCTATCCCCTTCATGCCAATGAAGATAGAAGCAAATCCTAGGAACGCCTGTCCAAATCCAACAATACGATCCATCCATGATGAATCATCGCTGAGTAATTTATATAGTCCATCTATCGTATTTGTGATTCCAAACTTTGCCCACTCCCAAACGAATTTACCAAACTTTGCCATTACCTCTAGGGCACCTGCAACTTTTTGTTGGTTCTCTTCTTTGGATAACCATTTTAGGATGGGAAGGACTATGAATAACTTGAACATCCCACCTAGTAGTTTTAACAAACCACCAAGGAAACTACCACCAGTCTTTACAAATCCTTTTGCAATCGCACCTAGTATACCACCACCCTTCTTTGTTGTCCCATATTTGGGATCCATTTTAGGTTTATTTTTATTCGCTTCTTCAAGACGATCTAATGATACCTGCTTAAGATCAGCAACCATCGCATTCATGCCATTGATAGTGGCACCTAAGTTATTGATTGCTACTGTAGTTTTATTAAGACCTTTTGCTGTTTCATAATCAGCAGGATCTACCTTCTTCATCTTCGCATCAGGTTCTTTAATGCTTACTACCTTGTAAACATTAATCTTACTACCTTTTTGTACCGCTGCCTTTGCCATTATAAGCGTCTAGTGATAGATGTAGATACCTTAGCGACCTTACCGCCTCCACTATTTATTGGCACTGGCATAGGTATAGGTGCTAACTTATTAAGCACTAGTGGAACGAAGTATTGCTCTGCCATTCCCTTGACAATAGAAATCTTTTGTGATAGGTCAGTGTTAGCAAGAATATCAGATGCCTTTTCTTTTACTGCAGAGAAAACTCCAGGGACTAGTCCACCTTTTGCAAACCCTGGGAAAAATTCTTCCTCACCTTCCTTAATCTTTCTAGGACGACCACCCTCAATAGTGAGACCATTCAATCCATTTTCCAAAATCAAATCAACATCTGCTTTATATGCAGGGTTACCGTCAAAGTCATTGAACCCTTCATCACTATCAAAATTTGCATCTGATCTCAGTTGGAACAGAGCATTAGATATTAGATTGCGATCTCCAGATTTCAACATTTGCATTATACCCATTTCACCTACAGGTATAACTGTTTTCGTTTTAGTTTCTTTTATCTCACCTTTTTCATTTACATCAAGGTTTCTATCTGCATTCTCCTCTGATAATTTTTCTGCTTTTGCTTCAAGTGCACTACCATGACCCATGAAGTTGCTCTGGTCTGCGTGCATTTCCTTTGCACCTTCCAGATCACCTGACATCGCCTTCATGATAGTGCCAAAACCAGGCAATACTTTAGAATATGCTTCGTCAATGAATTTCTTCATTGGACCAAGACCCATAGCGTTGACTATCTTCTCTTCTGTCTCTTGTAATTCGGGAATGAAGTCACGAAGGAACATGTAACCATCACCTGCGTATGATGCTATGATCAAGGGTAGACCTGGTGCTGCACCTACACCTGTTGCTGTTGCTAATTCTCCTGTAAACTGGATTGCACCCGAACCACCTTCAATTAAAGCACCAATAGTATCACCCTGTGACAGACGTTGATAAGCAAATAAGAAGTTTGCGATACTACCAACCAAGGGTAAGAAACTGGTTGCCCTCTTTCCTAGTTTACTACCTGCTTTAGAAATATCACCGAAACTACCGATGCCCATCTCACCCAAGATTTTAGGTGCCTTATCCATTCCTGGGATAGACAACAATGTCTTTTTAAAATTACTTGCTATGGGTTTGACTACATTTGCGATACCATCAAAGAATGGTTTAAACCGTTGGTAAACCTGTTTTAGAAATATGTCTTTTGCTGCATCTGTAAGAGAAGCAAATCCCTTACCAACATTATCCATGATACCGCCAAGTGCGCTACTTGCCCAATTCAATGCTTTCTGTGTGCCCTCAGCAATCTGTTGATATCTTTTTGCTACTTTTTCTGGAAGACTCTTTAACCCATCAATGATACCGAGTCTAGGAAACTTGATATCAAGTTTAGGAAGTTTTGATGCAAAGTCTTCAAAATTAAAATTTCTAACAAAGTTTGTTGCATCCTTTAATCCCTTGCTTGCAATGCCTACTCCTTCGTCTAAAAGACCTCTACCTTTTTTAACATACTTATTATCAGAGATTGCCTGAGACATTCTCTGGAAAAAACCAGGTTTAGCAGGTATATCTCCTGCAGCATCTAATCCTTTTGCGATATCCTTAGCAGTGTCTGTTTTATCTACTGCTTTTGCGATATCCGTAGCAGTGTCTACTGTCTCTGCTGTCTTTCTAAATGCGTTAACTGCTTTGTTTGCTTCCTTTAAATCACCAGTCTTTCTCATGGTATCGAGGAAGACCTCTGCTGCCTCGTCTCCAAACTCTTCAACAATATAACGGTATCGTTTTGCTGCTATTTTACCTGCGCCCTCACCTAATTGCTCTGCTAACTCTTTCGCAACTTTCCTCTGATTATTTGCTCTTCTTATATCATTAGCAGTATCTGCTACATCTGCTACATCTTCAACAGTCTCTACAAGACCAAGAGCATCTTTCACAAAATTGACACCCTGCAACAAGAGTGTGATGCCAGTAATTGCTCCGACAATCTTACCAAGTCCAACCAGTCTTTCTACTAGGGTAGACTCCTTTCCAACAACTTGTCCAACGGTATCCATGACACCGCCAACAAGCATCGACCCAAACTCCCAGAGTTTTGTGAAGACGAATGATGACTTCTCAATAAAAACTTTTACTTCTTCAGTCTTTTTTGGATCTGATAGGTATTTTAATAGCGCAAGGAAGAGTGCCTTTGCCATAAGTTTCTGCACCAAACCTGCTATAGGTGCTAGAAATCCTGCTAAGAATCCGAAGAAACCATTCTTCATTCCAAGAGCACCTTTTAGGAGACCCTTTGGTTTTCCTCTCTTTAATGCCTTAGTATATTCTCCTGATGAATCTTTACCCTTCTCAAGAGATTTACCTTCTTGTCTCTCTTCAGCAGCGTTATCTCTTTCTCTTTGTAGTTTTCTACGTTGCTTTTTCTCTATCTCAGTTTCAGTTCTTTTAAATGCATTATTAATTTTTGTGATGTCATTTAGTGTGTTCGCTAAACTCTGAGTACTAGCACCAATACGATTAACAGCAAGCAGTTGACTTCTCGCAGCAAGTCCTCCAGATGATCTTACAGATCCTCCTCCTGGATTTACAAATTTGTATGCTACGATTTTTGCCACTGCTATTGTTTCTCCTTCATTCTACGTTCTTCCGCTTTGAGGTGTTGGACGAGCATATCAATGTAGATCTCCTTTTCCCATGGCATAAGGTTATCTATATGTTCGATGTTCCACTTGTGGTGGTGCATCAATGCAAAGTTACCCTCATAGTATGATTGTAGATTGGTATGAAGTAGGGCTACCCGAAAAAACTTGCCAGTCCTTCTAGTGTTACTTCACTCTCCACTTCAGTGTTAGGGTTAGTGACCTTCACGGTGTGTGTTAACTTAGGCATAGTGTCAAAGAAGTCTTGAATCTTCTGGAACTGTGCGCTGTTCATATCATCAAAGAATGCAAGAATTTCATCTTGAGGAATATCTTTACATTCGTAGACCTGATTAGGATCTTGAATAGTTTTCACACATGCTGCTGCCATTTTGAATACATCATCAACAGTAATTTGTTGATCGGTAAAGTTCATAGTCACAAACATATCCAGACTTGGATAGTTCATTTCAACAGCACACTCATCAGTTAGTTGAATAGTAGTCTTGTGCCCTCTAGTCTTTTTAACTTTAATCTGGTCAAGAGGAATCTTTGCTTTGACTTGAGTTGTCTTATCATCAGGGCAGTTGACAAGCACTTCAACTTCTTCACCAACAGACTTAGTTCTAATCTGTAAGAAAAGATATTCAATATCAAAGGTTGCTAAGTTATCTACACTATCCAGATCCGTACAGTTCTTGATAATGTCTTTGATAGCATCGATGATTTCCGATTGTTCACCAGTTTCAGTTGCGACTAACAATAACTTTTCTTCTTTAACAAGAAAAGGTCTATAGTTCACAGTCCTACCGTCAGACGGTAGTTTCAGTTTGTACTTAGGTACGTTTAGCTTAGGTAATGCCATAAGGTGTAGTTCACTTCATGTTTTTATTTAGTTAAGTTCTCGGACCCGTATATGATCCGTCGTATGCGATAGGTTGACCAGTGTCACTTCTATATGTAACACCTGCGACTGTATATGTCTTACCAGTATAGGTGTTTTGTGTATTTAAGGTTGAATTTCTTTCAGTAGCATCGTCAACAGTGTCACCAACACTACCAGGGATTGTAATCTCTCTACCAGTGCCAGGATCTGAGAATTGTGATCCGTTAAAGAATCTATATCTCTCATAATAGAATCCCATGGTCAGTGTCATGAGTTGATTCTGCTCATTAGTCAACTGAATAGATCCAATGTTGTATGGGAACACATTACTCATCTCCCAACAACCAGTAAGAACATTGTTCCCTGCCTGTGACTCCCACTTATATACTCTTACTCTGGGTGACACATACTGCGTATAAAAATCAACCATCTGATTGGAATCTCTACTGATTCTATTCACCCATGTTTCAAAAATTGCTCTTGTGTATTGAGATGCAGGAACTATAAACTCCATCTGCATCTGACTAAATGCTTGGTTAGTTGCGTATCTTACTGACGCACCTGGGGGTTGAAACTGACCAGTAGTAATCTGTCTGCTAGGTAAACTTACACTTTTTGCATAGTAGTCTAGTAAGTTTGCAGGATTTTTTGTTTCTAGTTGTAAAGCATCTCCTTCAGATTTACCACCAACTGCCTTTGACAAAAGTATTGGGGGCGATGCAAAGTTAACAGAGTACTTATTGAGTGTAGACGGACGCATTGTCTCGTCTTTAATCATTGTCGCCATGAACGCACCTACTCCACCTCCAACAGGAGCAATAGGTCTAGCACTTTCTTTGTTTGGGATTGCCATTAGATCTTAAGTTCTTTTTCGGTAATTAACATAAACTCCCAAGAGTTGTCTTTACAAAACTCAGTTGCTGCTTTCCACTTTGCTTGGTTCACAGCGTAAGTAACGACTTCATTTATATAGCGTTTAGTATGTCGTTTTTGTGTCTTTGGTTCAAGAGTCTGTTTAAATGGTTTGACTTCTACCAGATACTTCTTACCCTTCACCTTCACATAAAAATCTGGAAAGTATCTGTGTCTTCTACCATCAACAGGTGAGATGTATGGAATGATAATCTCTTCGCTACCCCATTCAGTTACAGAAGGTGTGACGTCACACCATTTCATAAACTTATACTCCCAAGATGACCTATAAATAACATTATTAGGATCACCCTTGTACTTTCGAGGGAAACTAGGACGATATTTTCCTTGATACCTCATAAATATAATATATGTACTCTTTTATTTAGGTCGAATGGCGACAACTACAACACTTAGATATCCTTTACGACCAACCGTATCATCAGCGAGTGGTGAAGAGTTCCCTACGGAAGCAGTTGATTATATCAGGATTCAGAGAGCAAGAATAAATTACAAAGACAACAAAGGCGGTTATAAAGGCATGAATATGCCAGGAAGTGAAACGCTTCTTAAAAATGATCCTACTACTGTGTACATTGCGATGCCTAAAAACATCTCAACTGCATACTCAGCATCATATGCCAAAGTCAATATGGGTGTTGCAGGTGTGATGGCAAGCAGTATGATTAATGGTGGAGGTGATCAAACATTTAATACTGCAGCAAAAACCCTCCAAGACGCTGCATCTGCAGCAACGCCACAAGTAGCAGCATCAGCTATTTCAGATGGAGTTAGTGCTCTGAATCAACTTGTCGGTGGTGATGGATCAGGTCCTAGTGCAAGTGATATTCTTGCTGTTAGTCAAGGTAGAGTGTTCAACCCATTTGCTGAACAGATCTTTAAAGAAATGAACTTTAGAACTCACTCATTTTCTTTCAAGTTCTTTGCTCGTTCAATGAATGAAGCAAAAGAAATATTCAATATCATTACCTACCTCAAACAAGGTGCAGCACC